GTCCAGCATGAGTCATAGGGGTTTGGCATCGATCACCTCAATGAATAGGTTCCCGGCATTGCCCGGCCGGGAGCGGGGATAGCAGCAATACCCAGAAGGCGGAGGGCAGAATCCTCCTATCCGATTGTTCGCTGGGCGGTACAGCACGGACATCGGCATCAGTCCGTTGCCCCGGCCATGGCCCGAATTGCGCGCGCGTCCGGTCCGTCGAATCTGGCGCTTTTGAGGTGGCCGTTGGGATGGGCGGGGGAATGGGTGGCGACGGGCGGATTCGAACCGCCGACCTCCGGGGTATGTGTGAACCCGGCGATCTACTACTGATCTACGCCGCAATGGTTGGGTCATGGCCGGCGAAATGGCGTCACGGTCCGGCGCAATGCCGGGATGAAATAGCGCCGCTTCGTTTCTCTGCCGATCACTCGGTTTGCCGCCTGCTCCAGGGTTTCGCCGTGGTCATCGGCGATCTGTTGCAGGGCCTCCCGCTGCTCGCGGGTGAGTCGGTTCATGTCGATCCCGATGTCCGCCATAGGGCCGCTCCAGGCTCTTCCTACGCCGCTTGGCGCGGGGCATCCTGAGCCCACCTCTCCCCAATATTTTTTGGAAGCGCGCCCATGTACTGTTCAAGCCCGGAAATCAGAAAATCCAATGCCATTTGCGCTTTCGGGACATTGTTAAATTTCGCGGCGGCGGACAGCATTTCGTCGGTCGGGTCGTCAACGCGAACCCGCAACACAATCTCGCGGCTCATGGGGTTCTCTCTGGGGCATGGGTTGGGTTCCGTGGCATGCGTCAAAGAATTTTTTCAGCATGTCAATTGATCGAACAGTTGGGTTCAGAATTTTCCCGTGGCGGAACTGCATCAGCCACGAGTAGGAAAGCCCGGTTTCCCTGGCTATATCCTTCACCCCGGCCGCCTTGGATAGACGGAGGCGCAATGCTTCAACTTCAGTGATAGGGCTCATAATGAAAAAAAGCATAGCAATAAATTGCTCAAAAAGAAATAACCAATTTCTTGATCAACTCAATATCCTTGCTTCCATGAGGCACAAACTGAATCCGCAACCAAGCCGGCTCACTATCGCAAGGAACATCAAGTCCTTACGTGAGCATCGCCAGCTTTCTCAAAAAGAACTTGCCCGCATGGCGGGGGTCAGTCAGCGCACGGTCTCAAATATCGAGAATGCAGACAGTGAGATCACTCCAACCACGGATAGCGTCGAAGCGGTTGCTGGCGCGTTTGGGTTGATGCTTTTCCATGTCGCCATGCCCCTATCGATCGATATCTTGCTCGATATCGGATCACTGAACCGCATGATCAATACCTTCGCGCATGTTGATAAAGACGGGCGGGAAACCATCGAGAGGGTCGCAAACCTGGCGCTCCCGAACCCAAACAGAAGTCAGTAGCAAGCATCCTGCTGGTGCGGCGCGGAGATTTAGGTGAAGGGAATCGGCTTGCCTTCGCGCCCATCAAGCCCCTGGAATCCCCCTGCAAGATCATCGGGGTGGTGCGGGAAGCGGCGCGGCGGTTTCGGTAGATAGTGGGGTCAATAATGGGCGATGTAATCCAATTTCCAACGATGCCAGATCGGGCCTGGACTGGTTTGGAGCGGGATTTGCGAAAAATTCTAGTGTCGGGGGGAGCGACGCCAGAGCAGGCCAACATAATTCTGAACCGCATGAAACACGATTTTGCCCAGCCGGTCTGCGAGAGCATTCCACTGTCGCCACCTTTTCCTGATTCTGTTGGCGCCGCCGAGCGCGATGCGATCATGAGCTATCGGGACCCGCGTTCAGCAGGGCTTCGAGAAAATCTTTTACGGGCAAATCTTGCGGGGGATACTGACCAGGCAAGCCGAACTGTATCTGGAGTTCGTACGTTTTTATGGACGGCTCCCATAGCTCAATCAGAGTTCCGTCTACCAGCACCATCACCTCAAGCTCGCTCATCGGTCTCTCCAATGTTATTGCCGAGGCGCTTTCAGTATCCACGACTCCAGCGGCTTGGCGATACCGGCGCACTCACTCCCCGGAACCCCCTGCCGTAACAGCTCCAAAATCAAAGCGAGCCGGATGGATCGCGGTGACGTGCCGTTCTCTGTCTCCGTTAAGCCAAATTGCATGGGCATGTCTTCAACGGCCAGAAGCCTTGACGTCAGAAGAGCGGCGCTCTCGGTTATACCTTGCATGGCCACCAAAGACTGTTCCGCCTGAGCCCCCAACCGATTGAGCTGCTCATCAACTCCCTCAAGGAATTCCTTTCGGCTGCGTGATAATTTTTCCTCTAAAACCTTCATCTCCTCCATCCATGCCGACGCCTCCTCCTCAAACGCCAGAAGATTAGTCTCCGCTTGCCGCTCAAAAATCTCCTCGTTCGTCATCGCTAACCCCTCTTGCTGAGCCGTCCCCGCCCCGTGCGGGAATTTTTTGCTAGCGTAAAGCAATTTATTGCTTGACTCAATCTATGTTGAGCATTATATTGCTCATCAACCCGCCGCCTCAGGCCCCGGAGCTGCCAATTTTGGAGCCACCGAACACGTCCTGACTCGTGGCGGGCCAATCCTCCAACGGTAGTTATTCCCGCCGGTCGATCCGCAACCTGACCGGCGGGCTTTTTCTGGAGCAGATATGAGCATCAACATTGAAGACCTCACCATCAAACAAACACGCGAGCTATCCGCGCTTTTTTCTGCAAAGCCAACCGATCCTCATCCGTACCAGGTTGGGAAAAACTACATCATCCGCACCGTGACGATGATAACGATCGGGCGATTGGTGGCTGTTCACGCCAACGAGATAGTCCTCATCGAGGCGTCCTGGATTCCAGAAACCGGCCGATACCAGCAATTCATCGCGGACGGCATGATCAACGAATGTGAACCCTATCCAGTTGACCTGCCTGTCATCGTCGGAAGAGGCTCAATCATCGATTGTTGCGAGTGGAGAAACTCTCTTCCGAGGGAACAGAAATGAACGCGGCAATTCTGAAGGCCGGTTATGAACGGTCGCGGTCGCGGTCGGGGTCGCGGTCGCGGTCGGGGTCGCGGTCGTGGTCGCGGTCGGGGTCGGGGTCGGGGTCGTGGTCGTGGTCGTGGTCGGGGTCGGGGTCGCGGTCGCGGTCGGGGTCGCGGTCGCGGTCGGGGTCGTGGTCGTGGTCGCGGTCGCGGTCGTGGTCGGGGTCGGGGTCGGGGTCGGGGTCGTGGTCGTGGTCGTGGTCGGGGTCGGGGTCGTGGTCGGGGTTGGATTGATAAAGGAGACGAACATGGCAATGGCAACACCAAATTCCTGCATCACCGCCTCACAGGTCACCACGAAAGACGGCCGGCTCATCATCGGCGATTTCCGTCGTCGTCAGATCAACCGGGAGAACGCGGAACAGATCGTGAACCGAATCGACCGTAATCTGGAGCTACGCCGAATGCTGCGGCAGCCTCCTGCTCAACCCTCCCGTCTTCCGCATCGCCATGAAGCAGCGATCGTGCTGGCTCTTTCGGCATTGGTTGGGCTATGTGCTGGTGCCCTCATCCTGTTCGGAAGATAAGCATGAACGCCATTTTGTTGGATACAGCGCTGACTGGCGCTGATCAAGGCACTTCGGTTCCCTACTCGCCCCGGATCGACGGACTCTTGATGCCCGACGAGCAGGCTTTAGAGGACTGGAAAGCTAGGCAGCGCGAGGAAGCCGTGGCTGCGGTTCTGGCGGAAGAGTATCAACTGACGCTCAAGAAAGTCGATGACGCGCTGGCGTTTTTTAGAGGAAAGCACTGATGGCCTTCAATCTCAGTTCGATCACATCTGGCCCACGCCAACAGCCGCCGCGCCTGTTTCTCTACGGCCCGCATGGCGTGGGAAAGACCACTTTCGGCTGTAGCGCTCCCGATTCCATCGTCATTCAGACCGAGGATGGGCTGGGTACCCTGGAAACGCCAGCCTTTCCGCTGGCCCTGACCTGCGATGACGTGATCGAGGCGATCTACTCGCTCTATCAGGAAAAGCACGACTTCAAAACGGTGGTACTCGATTCGGCCGACTGGCTGGACAACCTGATTCAGCGCCAGGTGCGAGAGACCCACGACGAGAAAGCCTTGGCCTACGGCAAGGATGCGCTGTTGGTCGCCGAGCGCTGGCGAGAAGTGCTGGACGGTTTCAATGCCCTACGCACCGACAAGGCCATGACCGTCATCCTGCTGGCCCATTGCGAGGTTAAGCGCGCCGATCCGCCTGATGGAGATTCCTACGAAAGGTATCAGCCCAAGTTGCTGGGCCGATCTTCGGCGCTGGTTCAAGAATGGGCCGATGCCGTCCTATTCGCCAACTTCAAGATCTTGGTCAAGGACGAGATGGTAGGAAAGAACAAGGACACGAAAATCAAGAAACCGCTGCCCACCAACGAACGAATCTTGCACACCGGTGAGCGCCCGGCTTACCTCGCCAAAAACCGCTATGGACTCCCCAACGAGTTGCCCATGGACTGGACCGCATTCAACGCCGCCATGCCCGTGCCGTTTTAACTCTGCCTGACCGTAATCACTGCCCAACAAAACCGACCGAACACACACGAGAGAAGAGAACCGACCATGGCTTATCTGGGATTTGACGCAAGTAATATAGAGCCCGCTGATTTTACGGCCCTACCGACCGGCGATTACGCGGTGGTCATCACCGACAGCGAGGACAAGGATTCGAAAAAAGGATCGAAGTATCTGGCGCTCACCTTCCAGGTCATCGAGGGCCAAGGTAAGGGCCGCAATTTGTGGCACAATCTGAACCTGTACCACCCTAGACAGAACGTGCAAGACATCGCCCAGCGCGAGTTGAGCGCCATTTGTCGCGCGGTAGGCAAAATGACTATTCAGGACAGCGCGGAACTCCACAACATTCCCCTGCGCGTGCATGTGGTCTATATGCCCGCCAAGGATGAGTTTCCCGAAGGTAATCGCATCAAGAAATGGATGCCGTACAGTCAGTCTTCATCGCCCGCTGCTCGCCCGCAGGTTGCTACTCCAGCTACTCGCCCGCAGTCCATGCCTTCAGTCGCACGCCCGCAAGCCACTCCACCCACCAACCAGACCCCGCCGGCGGCGGGCAAGACGCCGCCCTGGCGCAAGCCGAAGCACACGGTGGAAGACGCGCCGGAAGTCCGCCAGGAAGCCGTTGAAGACGACGTGCCCTTCTGATGGCCGCTCTCCCCATCAAGATCGATCCAATCCTGGCTGCGCTGGATCAACTTCACGAATGCGCGGCCAATGCGGAAGCGCCGCGCGCGCACCTGGACGCCAGTCAGATCGGCCGGCCTTGTTCGCGCGCCATTTGGTACGCCTTCCGTTGGGCCGTGCGCCGACCCCTGTCGGTCACGGCCTATCGCGCCATTCAAGACGCTCATCGCGGCAAGCAGGTCATGGCCGACTGGCTGCGGTCGATCGAGGGCGTTCAGCTTTGGACGAAGGATGAGGAATCCGGGAAATCGATTGGCTTTCAATCGCTGGGCGGGCATTTCGCGGGTTCTCTGGACGGTGTCATCCAGGGCTTGCCGCAAGCACCCAAAACCCCGCACGCCTGGAGTCATAAGCAAGTCAACGAGAAGAAATTCAACAAGCTGGTCCGGCTGATCACCGAGCACGGCGAAAAGGCGGCGCTGACCGAATGGGACGAGGTGTATTACGCCCAGGCCCAAGTTCATATGCGCATGATGGGGATGACGCGCCACTTTCTCACGGTCTGCACGCCGGGAAATCGCGCCATCGCAAGCTGTCGTACCGAGCACGACAAGGAACGATCAGCCGCGCTGATGACCAAGGCCACGAAAATCATCGTATCCGAGCGGCCGCCCCTCAAGCTCTCGGATCGGCCCGATCATTTTGTTTGCCAACAATGCGATTTTCGCGCGCTGTGCCAAGGCGTTTCCGAGCCCAGCGTCCATTGCCGGACCTGCGCTCACTCCACCCCTCGTACTCAAGACAGCGCCCCCTGGCAATGCGAATTTCATGACATTGCGCTTGACGAAGACGCCCAGCGTGAGGGGTGCGAGTCACACGCCTTCCATCCTGATTTGCTCGCCAACTGGGCCAAACCGCACCAAGCCGATCCGTCCACGGGAACCATGACCTTCAAGCGCTTGGATGGCTCCACCTTCACGAACGGCCGCGAAGGTGGCCCGAGCAAAGAGCTGTTCGCGCGGTATGCCCTGCCCGCTCATGATGTCCTGGGCGAACTGTCGGCGACGACCGGCATCGACGAGGCCAAGCTACTGGCCGGCGAGATCAACGAATCGGACTGGGGTCGGATCGCATCGGCCTATATCACGCTGCAAGACCGTTTTGACGAAGCCAGCAGGAACCGGCTGGTTGAGCTGCTGAGACAGGTCGACAAGGCGTATTGCGAGCGAGGGGTAGTAACCGCATGACCCCCCGTCCCTACCAGCTCGATGCCGTTCAAGCCGTGCTGAGCTACTTCAGCGCCGGCGGTGATGGGCACCCCTTGATCGTCATGCCCACCGGCACCGGCAAGAGCCTCGTCATCGCCGAATTGATTCGGCATGTGCTGGCGGAATACCCCGGCGTGCGCGTGCTGATGGTGACCCACGTCAAGGAGCTGATCCAGCAGAACATGGAAAAGCTGCTGCGGGTCTGGCCGGATGCGCCGGCGGGCATTTACAGCGCCGGGCTCAAGAGCCGGGAAACGCACGCATCGATTCTGTTCTGCGGGGTTCAATCGATTTGGAACAAGGCAGGCCAGCTTTCGGATTTCGACCGCCCCATCGAGCTGGTCTTTATCGACGAGGCACACCGAGTTCCACTGCACGAATCCGGGACCTACCGCCGTCTGTTGCGCGACCTGGAAACCGTCAATCCAGATTTGCGCGTCATCGGCTTGACCGCCACGCCCTACCGCTATGTCCCCGCCACGCGGGACCAATCGGGCGGCTATCTGCCGCTGATCGAAGGCGAGGATCGACTGTTCACCGATATCGTCTTCGATTTGAGTGAACGCCTCCCCTGGTTGATCCAGAAGGGTTACCTGGTGCCCCTGTGGCCGTTGCCGGGTACGTACCAAGTCGATCTTGAAGGTATCAAGGTCGATCGCGGCGACTACCGCCAGGACCAGCTCGACGAGCTGATAGCGGGCGATGAGGTGGTGGATGCGATCCTGAACGAAGCAATTCCCATCGCCCAAGCCGACGATCGCCGGCATTGGCTGGTCTTCTGCTCCGGCATCGCGTCGGCCCGCGCCATGACGGCTGGATTGCGAGCGCGCCAGGTCAACGCCGGCCTCATCACCGGTGACACGGCCAGCGTGGAACGCGCCTATCTGATCGACGAATTTCGCGCCGGGCGGCTGACCGCCTTGGTGTCGGTGGGCGTGTTGACTACCGGCTTCGACGCGCCCATGACCGACTTATTGCTGATCACGCGCCCAACGGTCAGTCCGGTGCTGTGGGTGCAAATGTGCGGCCGGGGCATGCGGCCTACCGAGACCAAGGTAGCGACCGAAGGTGAGCGCCAACGCGGCTGCCTGGTGCTGGACTTCTGCGGCAACGCCGAACGCCACGGCCCCATCGATGCGATCCAACTCAAGCGGCCCGGTCCGAAAAAGCAGGAACCCACCAAGGCGTGTCCGGGTTGCGGTGCCGTGGTGCGATTGCTGGCCTCATCCTGCCCGGAATGCGGTCTGGTCTTCGAGTCGGAAAAAGAAAAGGACCTGCCCGTTTTGTCGGATCGAGGCGTGATGTCGGGCGTGGTGAGGCGTTATGCCGTCACTCGCGTCGTGTATTCCCGCCATGTCGGCAAATCGGGCATCCCCACCTTGCGGGTCGATTATTTTTCGGGATTGTCGCGCGTGACGAGCGAATGGGTGTGTCTCGATCATGCGATGGGTTCCTATGCTCGTATCAAGGCGCATCACTGGTGGGTATATCGCCAGCCGGGAGATTTCATGCTACCCGGTGGAGTCAATCAGGCTCTGGATTGGATTAAGGGCGGATTCAAGTTGAAAGAACCCGTCGCAATTAATTTGGTGCAAGGTAAAGACGAATACCCGCTGATTACGGGTTTTGAGTGGCCGGTGTGGCCGGTAGAGATAGAAGAGCCTGAAACGAGCACAGCGGCTTAATACAATCTGGAGATGGCGAATGGGAGTAAAACATGAAGTTCATAGCTGATGAGGAGGCTTAGGTACCATGCAATTCAATCAGAGTCATTTTGTATTTTTGAGCACAACGGGAAGCAGGTGCAAATTAACGTAACGCGTGATCCTGATGATTTCATAGAGACCGTCATCGACGGCACTGTTAGCATCGAAGAGCAGCCCAAAACAAATTCGGAAACCTTATGACGCGGGCCGATGCAGAAAAAGATTTGCAGGCCGAAATCACGCCGCGAGCCGCCCGCGAATTATATGACTCATACGACACATTGAGCGGGTAAAAATATGAAAAGGGTGGATAGATATGAAACAAAAGACGGCCAGCTTTTTGAAACGGCCGAGCAGGCTGAGGATTGGGAGCGCTTTCTGATCTTCCAGAATTGGTATGAAGCGCGGGAGAACTCAATGACCGGGATTACAGCCTCAGGAATGTCTCGGTGGCTGAGCAAGCATCGGGCTGAAGTGATGCTGTTCTATTCAACCGGCGCTGGATAAGATGAGGAAGAAAATGTCCATGTGCCGAAGTGCTAAGTATGGGCCAGCGAGCAGCGCTTCAACAGCGAGAAAAATGACATGAGCAGAATGATGCACGTCGGCATTCACATCGAATGGGCTTTGATGAATAGCAATCGGGACCTTGCCGGCTTACTGATTGACAACGATGGTCACAAGCTTTCAGCGGATGAGGTTCGCCGTTTCTTTGCTGAAGAGATCGCCAAGGGATACACGATATTTTGCGGTTGCGATAATCGCCGGGAAGACGGCGGATGCGCTGGGCATGATTGCTGAAGTTCTTACCCTCGCCGAAGCCGCCGCCCTGCTCCGCTGTAGCCCGGACACGGTGCGCCGCCGGGCCATGGCCGGTGATCTTTCTGTGGGAGCATCCTTGTGCGATTGATCAAGATCGCCGATTTCGCGGATCGGTACTTCGACGAAAGCTGCAAACCTGATCTTCGGGTCGTCCGCCTCTGGTGCGAAAAAGGGTTGTTGCCCGCGCGAAGAATCGGCAAGCCGTGGTATGTTGATGCGGATTTGTTCGAGCAGACTCACGATACCGTACTGCTTGACCGGATTCGCACCGGGGGCACCAGCCATGGCAAGACAAAGGGACAAGAAAAACAGAGACCTGCCGCCATACCTTTATCGATACCCTGATGGCCTATACCTCTTCGAGCGACCAGACGGGCGGCGATTCTCTCTAGGAAACAACAAAGCGCGGGCCGTGCGTCTCGCCGCTCAGCTCAACCAAGAGCTGCGAGGCGGCCACGAAGAAGAACAGATGCTCCGGCGGGTCAAGGGAGAAGACGGGAACAGCCTTGCGGACGCTATTGCGCGCTACATGAACGAGTTCCTGCCGGAGCGCGGGCTTGCTCAAAAAACGCTATCAGAGAACATTCGGATGTTACGGGCAGTCTCCAAGGAACTGGGCGGCATCGCAACCGACAAGCTCAGCATCAAACAGGTCGCGGTTTTCCTTGACGCCCTCCCCGCCAACACGGGCAACAAGTTCAGGGCGCAACTGAGCCAGTTCTATGCGTGGGCCATTGCCAAGGGTCTTTCCGGAACGAATCCGGCCAACGCAACACTGAAGAAACGAGAGATTGTCGCGCGCCAGCGATTGACGCTAGAGCACTATCAGGCCATTCATGCCGAGGCGGAGCCATGGTTCCAGAATGCCTTGGACCTCGGCTTACAGACCCTCCAGCGGCGCGAAGACCTATGCCTGATGCGATTCTCCGACGTGCGAGATGGCCGCCTCTTCATGAGCCAGAAAAAGGTGTCCCGTCATGGCATTGGCCACTTGGCCATCTTGATTTCGACGCCGCTCCAGGACGTACTGGAGCGATGCCGAGATGACGTGCTGTCCCCTTTCCTTGTCCACCGGTATCACGATAAGCGGCGGGAGTCCAAGGATCGCGAACACTGGACCCAGGTTTTGCCGGATATGCTGTCGCGCGAATTCCAGGCGATTCGAGACCGGCTTGGTCTCTTCGATAGCCTTACCGCCGAACAGCGGCCCTCGTTTCACGAAATCCGGGCTCTGGGGGCGCACCTTTATCAGCAACAGGGAGCGGACCCACAAGCGTTACTGGGCCACACCAGTGAAAAGACCACCCGCGTCTATCTGGATCGGCACAAGATTGAGTACGTGGAGGTCGATGCCGGGCTGTTTCTTAGGGGGAATTCTTAGGGAATTTTGTAGGGATTCTTAGGCATCCTTGCCCAATCATCCGTAAGTCTTTGAAAATTGGTCGGGGCGAGAGGATTTGAACCTCCGACCACCTGCACCCCATAACGATGCTGATAAGCACATAACTTGTTGTTTATTATAAATAATATAGATCTATCGCCGCCTAAGAAAATACTTTTTCCGGCAGTTGCGGAATATTAAAATCAATATGTTATCGGACGATTCTTAGGTGAGTTCAGCGCGGCCGAACACTGGCCGGCCATCGAAAACCATTGACCCGCCGAACTGACGGGCGTACAACCTGCGGGACAGTCACAAGGAGACCTGTCCCATGATGAAAATGATGCTCGCTGGTGCCCTGCTTGCCGTTCTGTCCGTGTCGGCGGTTGGTGGGCAAATGTACGAATGGCGCGATCCGACAACCGGTCGGTTGGTGTTGGGCGATAATCCGCCAAGTGGCGTGCAACACTGGAAGGAAGGCGAGTTGCGTCCAGAAGAAAAAGCGCTCCAAGCCAAGAAAGCCGCAGAAGCGAAAGCTGAGCAAGCCCGGATAGATGCTGTAAGAAAAGCAGAAGAAGAAAAGCGAAATCTTGCTATTGAAATAGAGAACAAAAAAGAGCGGAAAGCATATCAGGCAATGCGCGACAAAAAATGTACCGGAAATCCTGATGATTCCGGTATTCGTATCGGAATGGATGTAGACACATTACGAAGACATCAATCGGCACTAAAGAACAATGGGTTTATCGGTTTGGGTCAGAATCTCAATATTATTACTTCACTAATGGAGTGCTGACGGCAATACAGAAATAAAATAGTGCTCAATAGATTCGTTTGTGCGCTGCTTGGCCACCGCCTCCGCTTCGTGCGTCACGCGCTTGAAGGCGGCAAGGTCTTCCGGTGCGAGCGGTGCGGATTGGTGTTGTGGAAGACGCCGGGAGGCTGGCACCGGTTGGGTAGGGATTGACCACCACCTTGGCGCGGGTGTAGGCTGGAATCTCCTAACATCCTACGCAGTCCCCGCCCTGTTTGGCGGATTTTTTGTGCCTTGCCCTCAATGGGGCAGGCGTCGGGTATCCGTAAGGACCCGGACGGTCGTAGGCCGTTAGGAGCGCCTGCCTCACCACGCTTGAAGTGTGGGGAAATCCTGAAACCCTACGGAGGTCATCATGGCCACTTCCCTGTCTCTCGCCATCATCGAAGGCGAACCCCGCATTGATTCTCGCCTAGTTGCTACCGAGCTTGGCGTTGACCACAAGAATACCCGCGAGCTTGTGGATAGTTATTTCCCTCATTTTGAGGAGCTTGGAGTACTTCCGTTTGAAACCGCCAAACCTCCGCAAGGGTCCGCAGGTGGTCGTCCAGAAAAGTTCTACCTCCTGAACGAAGATCAAACCTATTTCCTGATGACGCTGGTGCGGAACACCGCGCAAGCGGTTGAACTCAAGAAACGGCTGGTGCAAGCGTTCGCCGAATGTCGAAAGCGATTGGATCAACCCTCCGGCACCTTCGACCTTGCGGCCATGACCAGCGCCGCGTTGCGAGAACTCGCGGCCAAGGTGGAGGAAGTGGCAACGCTCAAGGCCGCCGTTATCACCATGCAGCCCAAGGCCGATTTCTACGACCACGTTGCCGGATCGGAAGCTCTGTTTGACCGCTCCGATGCCGCCAAGCTGCTCCGTACCGGCCCAAAGCGTCTATGGGCATCGCTGCGAGAATGGAAGGTGGTGCAGGCCAGCGGCACGCCCTACCAGAAATACTACGACTTTGGCTATTTCCGCCTGGTCCCCGTCCTGGTCCACAAAGGCGAGTACAGCATCCCCTACCAACAGACGATGGTGACCGGCAAAGGACTGGCTTGGCTCAAGGCGCTGATGGACTCGCAAGTCATGTCAAGCAAGGCGCTGGTTGCCGGGGAGGTTCAGCCATGATCCCCGATAAGCCGATCCCGATATACCCGCAACCGCAAGACGAAAGCGACTGGCAGAAGCTGCTGAAATACTCAAAGGCGATGATTGAGCGCCTGCAAAGCAGCTACGGTCTGCCGGAATCCGACGATCAATTGCAAGCAGTCGTCCACTTGTTCCAAACGCTTGCGCCCGGTCACTACCGACGCCTGCATTAACCCATAACCTGAAAAGGGCCGCGCCACGGACGGCCGTCACACCTCGATCTCCAAACTCACCAACGCCGGTGCCTCGCCATCAAGGGCGCCATCCCGCACGAAATAGCGTTGCTCCGGCATTCCCTCGCCCCGGACGCGGACCAGAGACCCGCCCGGATATTGCAGGACACTCTCCCCGTCCGCACTGCTGACACAGGTTGCCACCGTCCGCAGTGAGCGTCCGGTCAGATCGGAAAACCGCTTGTAGAGATTCTTCACGCCTCCACCTCCCGCCGCTCCAACCCCACCGATTGCCGTACCTTCAGGGCGTCCCCGCTCCAATTCGCGGTCACCCGCACCGACCGTGACACCCCCTTCATCCCGGCAATGCTGACGACCAGCCCCGGCCGGACCAGTCCCACCTCCGGCGTCAGCAGCAGTTCCGCATCCATTTCGAAGCCCGCGCCCGAGTCCGACAGCGCGTTCAGCCCACGTTGCCGGGCCGCGACGCCCTCCGGGTCGCAGAGCAGCTCATCGATGAGCGGCGCGTCGGGTTGCAGCGCCCCATCGGTGCCGGCGATCTTCACCAACGCCAGCGCGCCGTGGGTGGTGCCGGACACGTACACCCCATTCAACGGCTGGCTGTAGACCGGGGCTTGCGTCAGGGTGATGACCGCATCCTCGGGTACCAGCACATCCACCGTGGCCCCATCCAGCAGCCAACTCGCCAGCGGCCAGCGCGGCTGGGCGGTGATGATTTGCGCCGCTGGATCGGTATACAGCCCATCGTCGGTGGCGCCGATCAAGCGCAGCAGCGCACCGATGGGGGTATCGGTCCGGGTCCACCGCCCAGCCGGCACCAACCAATTCGCCGCCTGCCAATCAACCGTCCAACCGGTGTTCTCCAGCGCTTGTTCAGCCAACTGCACGATCTCGCGCGGGTTGTTCTCGCTCAGATTGCGGCTGGGTGTGTAGGGCGAATGCAACCAGGCGGACCGGGATCGGCCTTTGAGGGTGACGCGATTCGATCCGAACGACCGGGCATTCGAGGGCACGTCCAGCAGGAACTTCCACGGGAAGCCGTTGATCGTGGCCAGCACCTCGCACGCCAGCGGGTTCGGCAGCACCAGCGGCCAAGCATCCGGCCCAGCCAAGGTGGCGGTCAGGCCCCAGCACCAGGAATCGAAATCGGTTTCGAGGGTCATCGACGTGCAGGGCAGCGGCGTCAGATCCGGCCAACGCACCAGGCCGGCGCTATTCAGGCTCATATACGTTTTCCTTTTTGCGACCTCGCGCTCCGCGACCAGCACGCACGGCACGCGGCCGATGTCAAGGCGAGTGCCAGGCAGCGGGCAGACGATATTCAGCCGCGTGCCCCAGGGGGTGGGGACCGGCTTGGGAATGGCCGGGCCGGGGTTGGCGGCGTTGGCGGGATAGCCGGCCTGCCGCCAATGCTCGATCTCGACGCCGATCAGCCGTGCGCCGTCGCCGTGGCGGTCGATCCAGCCTTTGGGAAAAGTTGTCCCCTGTGACCAATGCTGTCGCCATGCTGGCGTCAGGCGTGGCAAGGTGCGAATCCACGGGGCCGTCTCGCCGCGATTCAGCGTCGCCCCATCCCGCCACGCCTCGCTCGCATCCTGAACGATCCGATCCGACTGCCGCCAGACATCACTGCTGGCATTGAGTCGAGAGTCTGCCTCTCGCCAGCGATCCGCGCCAACCACTGCCAGCGCCGCTGATTGCCGCCAGTGTTCGATGGGTCCCGCGTGCAATGGGTTAGCAGCCCGCCAGCGATCCCGGCCAGACGCCGGCAGGGCGGTCGCGGCCCGCCAGCGGCTGGCGGTTCCAACCCGCGCGGGCGCACCATCGCGCCAGCGCTCGGACGTAACCGCATGCACGGCTGACAACAGATTCGGATCGTAGGCGACGCGGGCCACGGCCCGAACGCCGCCGGTGCGAGCCGCGACGACCACTCGCGCCGGGATACTGATCCGCACGGCGGCGCGAATACCACCGGTGCGGGCGGCGATAGTCAGCGAGCGGTCATTGTCGCCACCGCCGCCGATGTTGAGCGCGGTATTGCCCGGCGTCCCGCTTATATTGAGCGTTGCGCCGCCGATCGGCGGGGTGTAGGGCACTTAGCCCTCCGTCACGACAAATGACACCGCCGTGGCGTAAGCGCCCTCGACCAGGCTGAGATTGTCTAGCCATACAGCTGCGTCTGAGCCTACGACACTCACATCGTAATCGCCGATGACGACACCTGACGCATCGTAAGCGCGGGCAAACGCGGCGGTGCCGGTGGCGCCGATCAGCGCGGCAACGATGGTCTCGGCGGTGAGCACTCCATCGGTTACGTCCCCCGCTGGGTCAGGCAGGTCGAACGTCACCAGCGGAGTTTGATCGGTAATCGCGTCATCTTCTCCAGGAATTCCAGACCCTTCGCTGTAGATCACCAGTGTTCCGCCCGCCAGCCAACCGGCGTGCAGATTTGCGCGGGCGGTGCGGCGGGCCGACGACAGCCGGATTAGATCGCTCACGGCATCGGTTCCGGGGTGACCAAATCGGCAATGGCGGCGTTGCGCCTGTCGCCACTAGTATGATCATGTGCGATCAAGAAAAAACCACCGGGCTCATTCTTGATTCCTGCAAATAAATTATTTCCTGTATTATCGCTAAATGCCTCTCTAATAAGCCTTCCATCTCTTCTCTTATAAAGACGAACACGATAACGGCCAACAACCCCAAGCCTAGAAGCTGTATAGGAAATCTGAAAATTTCCATCATCAGCAACATTAACAGCAATTGACAGTCCCGTATTAATAACCGCATCAGCCATAACTACCTCCATGGCCCTGTCAAATCGAATAAAGCCTCATAAGTAGAATTTATCTTAGATGAAAGATACTTTTTGCCTAATTTATCAAAAAATTGATAATCACCTAGGTTGCCATTATGTATAGGGTTAAGCGTACCAGCAAGGATGCCCCTAATATAAGATGCTGTACCCACCAATATTGGCCATGCGTGCATTGAATTATCAACCGGATTTGTTGATCCAGTAAGTCCGCCATACCCCAAATATGAAGTCATGAATGATAGTTTAGACGCAGATACATTTTGTGAAATCTGATCATGCAACCTTGCAATCTTTAACCCGCTTGATGTGCCTGTTCCTAAGTAATTAAAATAATTAGCTGCATTTGCTACTGGGTTTGCGATCAATACACAATGATAAGCGTCACCACTCTTGTATGAAATCAAATCACCGAAAGCCCATGCGCTCCGCCACGCAGTATCATTTGATGAATCGATAATAAAATACAGCATCGCTTGATCAGCAAAAAACCTCCAACCTCTAGCCGCTGACGATGCTGCGTTACTTTTGAGAGCATACATAACAGAGCTTGCGCCTGAGCCATTGTCAACATCAGACATTGACTCATACATCGTCAGTGACGGGTATTGTGTCGCTGAATCGTCTACACGCAATAGCATCGCTGTCGCGCTAATGTCAGTTCTAGCATAAGCGGCTTTGTTAGTCCCGGAATACGGCTTGCTCCAGTAGGCTGGAGCCATTTTTGCGGTAATGGTTCCAGTTGCGGTCTGATCGGAAATTTCCGCAGCATCAAATGTGAACGTGTTTGCGTCGATCAGCGCGATTCGCTTGTCGCCGTTCAGGCTTGATGGAGTAGCCCCATCGATCAACAGCACGACATGATCAATAAATCCATGCCCGGTTTTTGTCGCTGTCGCCACGCCGCCGGAAACAGTCAGCGACGTTAAAGTCACTGAGCCGAATCCATTCACAAGACAGGCATCCATAACGTCAATCAGTTTACCCGCCTCCCCCGACAACGTCGGTGCGCCCGGCATAGCGCTGGTAAACCACTTCACATCGACTGGATTGCTCATTTATGCGTCCACGTTCCCAATCAGTAGCAGTTCCACGGAGTCCGGGTCTTGCCCGGTCGGTTCGGACGGCTGCACCGCCCGGATCAAATCCGCCGGGTAAGCGGCGCCGACCAGGTTGAACCGCAGGCAGTTTCCCGTCGCCCAGCCCGACCCCCAGCCCTGATGGGGAATGGTGAAATAGGGCTGGCCGGTTAAAGCATTGGCTGGCGCGCAATCGACGTTGGTCGTGCCGGAGCCGACCAATCCCAGATTCTCGCCAATGACATTGAACGCGGTGGAGCTGGTGAACTGCACCAGAATCCGGTCGGGATATGCGCCCAGGTTGCTGACTACAATCGGCCAGTTCACATCGTCGAATTGCGCCAGCGGCTCCGATCCGATCAGCGTGTCCGACCAGACGCTGGTCCAGGTCGATTGCGCGAACAGATTGGAAACACGGGCTTGCAGGGTGCCGATGAACAGCACGCCGGACACCCGCGAGTCATCGGCCGGATAGGCGTGACTCAGGGGTTTGTTGAGGCTCAACGTGCCGTTGATGTCCACCGCCGTCAGCCGCGCCAGGTCAGCGACGGTGTGTAGGAGTTGATAGGGCGATGTGTATCCGGTCAGGTTCAGATCGGCGGCCATCGTGACGTGGCCCAGCTCACGATCCACCGAGAAAAAGCTATCTGGCAGGCGCAGGCCGTCGCTGTCCTCGATGGCGACCCGGTACAACCGCACTCGCCCGCAATCGATGACCTGCGTCGGACTGAGATTGCTTTGCGCGATGCTAGCGGTATGATGCGCCAGCACCAGCCGCCCGGCGTTGAAGATCAGCGCCTTGCCGTCCGGCGGTAGGCGCGCGGCATTGATGCCCAGCAGCGCCGAATCAGGCGGGATGGTGGTCTGGGCCACGGCGTTGTAGAGCAGCGTTCCATCGAGGGCCGGTTTCGGGAACCAAATCTTGAGCGTTCCGGCGAAATCGACCCGCGCATCGGGGTCGTACCATGGCTGCGCCTTCTGTTCCGGCGTTAGGTCCGCGTCCACTTTCCACAAGCCGAACCGAACCCGGACGATCCCAAGTGGGTAATCGGTGCGGATCGTGCAGTCCGCATCCTCCAGTAGCCCGGAACCATCCACGACTTTCGACTTGGCCACGCCGGTCAGAGTGGTGTAGCGAAATTGCAAGGTGCCGGATTTGATTGGCGCCACCGGGGTGCGGAACACCACCTCCTCAATGGGCCGCACGTCCATCGAGGTGACCAGCGAGGTCAACGTCAGCGTGTTGGCACCCGCGATCCAGCTCGACAACCGAACCCGACCAGACACCGGATCGACGGTACCCGACGGCGTGCCCGCGCCGGTATCCGGCAACGGGTCGCGGTACACCAGACCGGCAACCTCGGCGAACAGACTGCCGGCTAGCCGGAAGCGGGTCGATCCCGGCACGAGGGTTTCGGCGTAGCCCTTGGTCAGGTCGAATTCGAGCTGATCGGCGGTGACCACCTCCACGGCGGTGGTGTCGCCGCCCACTACTCGATAACGAACCTTGACATAGCCGCTGGTGTCGTCGGGATAGACCGCCCCGGCGTTTTTGTAGACGAAGCCGATGAAGCTGTTCCGATAAACCGGTTTGGTCCCGCCGCTTTCGGCGCTGGTGCCAATCTGCACCACCGAGTAATCCGCCTCGGGGATTTGCACCGTCACGTCCGGCAGGAAGTCCAAAGTACCAGCCGTGTAGTTGATGGTGCCGTTCGTCCCGCCCGAAATCGGCAACGCCCCCGCGCCGTCGTCGCGGATGGTCTTGATGGGATCGATGGCCCGGAACAGTTGCAACTCGGCCGGCTGCGTGCTGATCACGTCGTAATCGAGGATCAACACGTTCCATTCGATCTCGACGGCCCCCGGCTTGATGTTGGTGTTGGCCAGCGCAAGGGCCAGGTGGGCGTTCGGCTCCCGCAGCGGGTGCGGGAAGGTTTCCTCAATGGGAGCGCCCCAGTCGTAAGTGATCGTGAATTCCAGCCCCTTGACGGGTAAGTACGTAGGCCGCACCCACCAAGCGCCGGTGGCATAGTTAATGGCCCCAACGCCCCCCGATCCGGTTAGATTCCCCACCCCGTCGTCGGCCAGGCTACCGGGATTCGTGCCTCCCCATTCCACCGTGACGCTGTTCGGCGCAATACCGCCGTGCTCAGTTTGACCGCGAATGACCGGGGCATCGACGGCTGAGCCGCCGCGCGGCGTGTACAGCGCCGGCGTTCCCCATTGGTAGATGATCTCGGAATCCACGTCCGGCAGGCCGCCGGCGGTCCAGGTCGCGGTGCCGGTGCTGAAATTGAGTTGCCCGGACCCGTAGCTGGAATCCGCGCCGCTGATTTGCCCGCCGCCCTGATCGTTGATCACATACCACTTGTTGGCGACTCGGTAGCTGATGCGTAGCGTGCCCGGAGACGGAATGGGGCTGAGGGTCTGCACCCACACAAAGCCCTGATTCTCGACAGTGACGACTTGCGCGGCGGATTCCGCGACTTGTAGCGGTCGCGCGGCTGGGCGGAACGTGACCGTCTTGCTGGCGGTGCCGTAGTTCGGGCAGGCGTCGTTCCAAGTCGCGATACCGTTGCCATAATCCACGTCACCGACATGAGTGGTACCCAGCATGGCCTTGCCGTTGTCGTCGGTGAGCGTTGAACCAGATACAGCGATGCTGAGCGTGCCCGGATAGATGCCGGTGCCGCAGTACAGCGCCACATTGGGCTTGATGCACTGCGTGGTGGTGGTGAAATTGATGGTGCTGGCGTTGCCCGGCACCAGGGCCGGCGAATCACCCGCCGGGTTGACATCGGGCAGCGCGGTTTCGGTCAACGATGTTGGGACGATGGGCGTGTACAGCGTATCGACCTGAATGCTGTAGTCGCCGCTGGCGGCATCGGCCACGGTGGGGCGAACACCGAATAGTGGCACCGCTTCGGCGTTGTAGCGGGTCTCGTAGATCAGCGCGGTGGCGGTGCTGACGCTGGGATCGGCCCGCGTGGGCTCCGATCCTGTGTAGTTGGCTTCCAGCGGCTCGGCGATCTCACAGGTGACTTCGCGGATCTGGAACTGCCCTTTGTCATCATAGATGGTCCGCAACTGATCGAGCACCCGTGTAATCCACAGAAACTGGCTGTATTGTTCGACCGATCCGGCCTTGGCGACCAGTTCCAGTCGCAAGCCCACGCTGGGCAGTTCGGTTTCCGGGCGCTGCCACAACACCACCGCTCGCTGCCCGGTCAGGTGCTGCCCCCATAGCCAGCCAGGCCAGCGCGCGCCCCGAGTGATGGTCTGCTCCAGCCGAGCCCTGATTGCATCCCGCTCGTCGAAGAAATCTCCGGTCGAAAATAGGACGACCGACACGGCGGGATCATCCGGCGCTTTGAAGACCACCACCCCGGCGTCCAAATACTTGTCGGTGTTGGCGCTGGTGACTGCTCCGAATACCTTGCGGATCGATACGTCGCCGGCCGCCCGGTCCACATTGCTCAGATCGTCGAAAATCTGGTTTTCGCCACCGGAGACGATGTCGGTGCCGGTCATCTGTCCGCCGCCATCGGCGTTGTCGGTCATGCGTTGGGCTTGGCGAATCTTGAGGTCGTCAACGGCAATGGTCATCAGCGGAGACTCCGCGCTTGGGCGCGTTCGATTTCGTCCAGGAAACTGGTGGGGTCTGTCGTCGTCGTGGCCGGCAGTGTGCGGCCGTTGACGCCCGTCAGATTGAGGTTGTAGGTGCGGGCGCTGGTGCCGGAGCTGCTGGGTAGCGCCGCCGCGCCGGTGCCGCCGGGGAGTTCGGCGGTGCTGGTGGTGTTGTTCGCGGCTTGCTGGCGGGCCGATTCGGCGTCGGCCTTGATGTTCTTTTCCTTCAGCGCGTTCAGCTCGGTCAGCTTGCGCGCCTGTTCGTCGTAGAGCGCCACCAATTCGCGGTTGCCTTCCAGTTCGGCTTGGTTGCGCTTGGCTTCGATCTCGGCCAGCGCCTGCTGGTAGTCGAGCTGCTGCTTGAGCAGCGCGGCCTTTTCGGTGTCGCCTTGTTCCGCGGCGATTTCGGCGTTCAGGCGAGCAATGGTGGCGCGGGCGTCCTCGGCCTCTTGCTGCATCTGTTGGAGCTTTTTATTCGCGGCGTCGATTTCGCTTTGTAGCCGGCTCAGTGTTTGCTGATTCAGCAGCTCCATGCCGTTGATGCTGTGTTCAGCCTCGGATACGAGGTTGCGCAATGCATTGGTGTTGGTGTTGGCTCCGTCGCTGGCGTCCTTTAGTCGTCCGGCCAACTCAGTAGCGGCAATGGCTTGTTCCAGGTAGGCTTTTCTGGCCTGATTGGCGATATCGACGTTGCGCTCGAAGGCGTCGAAGTAAGGGCCGATGATGTTGCGGTTGTGCTCGATGGCCTGGTTGACTTGCTCCATCTGCAAGCGCAGTTGCCCGAGTTCGCCGCGAAAATTGTGGCCGAACGACTCGCCAATATCGTTGACTCGCAGCATGCTTGATATCAGCGCGTTCATGCCGGCTGATAGTCCTGACAGTTCTCGCAATGCTCCGACGGCGGAATCTTCCATCAGCGTGAAGGATGCGGCCTGCTTTTGAGTTGCGGCGGCGTCTCTCTCGGCCGCGACGGTGTGGTGTTCGGTGGCCTCGGTGTTCTGTTGAGTCTGCTGGGCCGCGAGCGCCTTGGCTTGAGCCGCTATCTGTTCGGCCTCGGCCTGCTTGCCCAACGCAACCAGATTGAGTTGTAGCGCGGCAATCTGTTTTTGCGTCGCATCGGTATTGGAGTTTGTGGCCTGCAACTCGGCGATCTTTGCTTCAGTGCTGGCTTTCTCGGCCGCTAACTCAGCTTGTTTGGCGTCCGCCAGTGTTTGTGCCCACTTCGCCTCCAGCGCCGCTAACTGGACGCTCTTGCCGACAGCCGTGGCGGTTTCGCCCTTGGCGTTGGCCAAATCGATTTCGGCACGTAGCCCCGCGATTTCGGCATTGGCCACCGCCTCTAGCGAAGAGAGATAGTCGCTTGACGCATCGGCCAGTTGTCGCGCTTTTTCGGCGGCGCGTTGTTTCGCGGCGGATCCGCTTTCCTCGCTACTGGCCACCAAGGCCAGCTTGTCCGCCAGTGCTTGCGCAGCTTCGGCCTCGGCTTGTTTGGCAACGGCGCTTTCTTGAGCCAGCGCCAGGCTTTTCTGCTGTCCAGGTGTCAACTGACCCTGGACATCCCGCAGCTTTTCCAGCGTGGCGATCTTGGCTTGTTCGGCGTTGACTTCGGCCTGCGCCAGTCCTGCGGCCTGCTTGGCGGCATCGGCACGCTGCTTGGCCAGTTCGATGGTCAGGCGTTCGACTTCGTTGGCATCGTTCGTCGCGCGCGCCTTGTCGAGCAACGCTTGTGTTTCGGCGATTTCCGCGTCCGAGACCTGCTTGAGATATTTTTCACGGTCTTGCAGGGTTTTCCCGACTTTATCGAGCGCGGTGATGAGCTGGTTGTAGGCCGTGACTTGCGAAAGATCGATGGCCAGGGCTTCCTGCTTCACCCCCGCCAGCCGGACCAACAGCGCCTCATGCTTGGCTTCCAGGTCGCTCAGCTTCGCCACCGCGTCAGCCTGCGCGCCTTCGGCCTCGGTCAACAGTTGCGCTCGGGATTTCGATTCAGTGAGCGCTTCCCACAGCCCGACATGCTGGTTCTGAAGCCGCTCCACTTCAGCCGCCGCGTCGGCGATCGCTTGCCTTTGATCGCGCATGGCATCGCCAATCTTGAGCGATGCGGCCTCCAACTGGGCGCGATTCAGTTTGTCCAGCGCGGCCGCGTATTGATCCGTGGACCCGCTCAGTTCGTCGGTCGCGGTCTTCTGCTTCGAGAATGCCGCGTACAGCAACCCGAAGGCCGAGACCGCCGTGAGAATCAATCCTGCGGGTCCGGCTAGCAATCCCATCGCCCGGCCGAACAGTCCAACACTGGCGGCGGCCGGTCCTTGCGCGGCATTCAACGCGGCTTGCGCGGCGGCATATCGTTGCGTCGCGGCGGCGGCGGCATTGGCGGCGGCGGTCGCTTGCGTCCGTGCGGCGGCGAGCGCTTCCTCGCTGGCAAACAACCCGGCGAGCGATTCAAGGGCGGCCAACTGGGCGGCGGTGGCGCGCTGTTCCGCCAGCGCCCGGTTGTAAGCAGCCTGCGCGGCGGCCACGTTGCTTTGCGCGGCGCCGAGATTGGCCGCCTGCTGCTGTTCGGCGGCGATGGCCTGTTGCCGGGCCGCGTCCCGCGCGGCAATCGACGCCGTGACAAACTGGGCAGTGCTTTGCGCGCCCTTGGCTACGCTGGCGGCGAAGGCCGCACCCATCAGGGCCGCCACGGCATCAAGGTTGGTGGCCAGGAACTTCAGCCCATCGGTCAACGAGTGAGTCGCGCCCAGTTGCTCGTTCAGCCGCCCCACGAACAGCGTGGCGGCGTTGTCGAACTGCTCAGTGGCCTGAGCGACGGTTTGCGGGAGCTTGGCGTAGGTCTCGTCGATGGCCTGCTTTTGCGAGAGCAGCGCTTGCACCACGCGATCCGACGTGAGTTGTCCAGCCTCGGCCAGTCCGCGCATTTCGCCAACCGTTACCCCCAGCCCGTCGGCGATGGCCTTGATCAGTGCCGGACTGGCCTCAAGGACGCTGTTGAACTCATCGCCCCGCAGCACGCCCGAACCCAGCGCTTGCGTAAATTGCAGCGTCGCGCCGGCCGCCGCGCCCGCTTCCGCCCCGGAGAGCTGCATGCCCTTGGCGACCACACTGGTGACATCGGCGACTTGTTGCTGACTGATGCCCAGGCTATCAGCAGACTGCTTGACCTTACCGTACAGCCGCGCCGTGCTGTCCAGGTTGGCGTTGGCGTCCTTGGCGACGGCCGCCACCGACTGCATGGACGCCTGGTAATCGGCTTCGTCCTTGGAGGCGACCTTGACTTGATTGGAGAGGTTGGTAAAGGCATCGGCGCGATCGATCAGTGCCTTGGCGCCACCGACGCTGACGGCCGCACCGATCAATGCCCAGAACGATTGCAACGGCTCCAACGCGGCGCTGGCGGCATTGCCAATCCCAGCCAGTCCGGCGCGCGTCCGCTCGATAACAGCGGCGCCTTCATCCCGGACCCGCAGAACCAGCTCAGCCAACAGGGAGCGTGTTGCCATTATCCGGTTCGCCGATCCACGGCCGTCTCCAGCCGTTTTAAGAAATCGGTTTGTAGGGCTTGCGCGGCTTTTCCCAAATCGCTATCGCTGAACAGAATGCTCAGCAACGCGGCGGCCGACGGCCCCAGGGCCACGGCCAAGTCGTGCCCTTTGAGCCGGGTGGTCAATGGCGCCTGGTACTGTCCGAACGGATTGACGAACCCGGCCGCGACCTTTTTCCCGCCGGGCCAATCGATCAAGATGCGATGGCGGGTCGGGTGGCCGGTGGGCTGATGCGTCCAGCGGTAGTCGGGGACTGGAATCCCTTTTTGCGAGGGTCGGATTTGCGCCCGGTAATCACCCGGACGGTTGGATCGCCGAATCGGCGTTCGAGAATTCAGCAGAGCGCGCTTCAGTCCGGTTTGCGCCATGGCCAGCACCACCAAGCGCCGCCGGGTCGCGGTCGCGGTGGTGCCCACCGACCCGCGCGCTGCCCGCGCGACTTCTCCCTTCAGCGCGCCGATTGCTTGAATGGCCTCGGCCAGCCCGCGCTGTTCGATCATGACGGCGCTTCCATCAGGCGCAACTCGTTCAGCACATAGGTCCACCCGGCCGGCGGGTCGGCCGGCGGCAAGGTGGCGAATCCAGCCAGTGGCGTCACGCGAATCGGGCCGTCGCCGTCATGGCGCGGCATCACGGTAAAGGCCCGCCCGTCATGCAGGGTCAGCGTGAAAGTTGCCTCGGCCGCCAGAAGCGCCACGCGTAAATCAGTCAGGCTGGAAAATCCCATGAAGGACTGATTCAGCAAGACCCATGCGGTATAGCGACTCCCGTCATTGGCGCCGGTCAGCGTAATCGGCCGACCGGCTTGCTTGACTGCCTCATCGACGATCAGCGAACCGGTCAGGCCGTATTCAGTGCTTTGCGCAATCGGCGACCAGGCGTGCTCGTCCGACCAATGCAGGCCGGACGGCAGCACCAAGGCGCCCAAGGTAATGGACATATCACGCGACGGCGGTTACGCGGCGGCCAAATCGGTAAACTCGGCCTGCCAGGGCGACGACTCGTTGGCGGGGGTGATCAGGCCGCCGGCAAAAGTGCCTTTGAGATACCCACCGGCCACCACGTCGAACGCGCCACTGGCCGCCAGCGATGCCTTATGCACGATGATCAGGCATCGGGTCTGGCTGACCTTTTCAGTGCCGGTCCCGACAAATTTCAGATAGGCCGACTTGGCCTTGCCAGCCTTGTGCGTTTCGATCGTGCGTGCGGTGACGGTATAGCTGACCTTGGCCACGGTCGCCCCGGTAGCATTCAGCGCCTTAAACAGCCCGCTAACCAGGTCCACCGAATAATTGGCCGGGTCCACCGTGGCATCGCCCGACGTTTTGGCGCTGAAGGTGGAAATGTACTTGTTGGCTAGGGGAACCCAGAGACCGACCGCCGGAGTGACAGCTTCATCGGTTACTGTACTGGTGCCTTGCGCAACTTCGGACAGATCGGCGCCTAACAGCAGGGCCAGCATTTGCGGCGACATGTAATCGGCCTCGGCCGACAGCGCGGCGGCTTCAGTCGGCTTTTGGACTTGCGCCAAGTTTTCGCCGAAATCGCCGTCTCGGTTCGAGACCAGACTATCGGCTTCTTGGGTTTGCGCCGTGATTTCGAATTTGGTGAAGTTCACCGCATCATAGAACTGGGTCGGGGGCGTATCGCCGGCCCAGAACCCAGGACGAAACGCACAGTTGAGATAAGTGGCGCGCGCGGCAACAGCCAAGGCCATGATCGATTCCTCCAAATAATTCAAAGATCAATGAAATTACATTCGTACCCCATCCACAGAAATAGCGTGAAGGTCGCGATCGGGCGCCCTTCGCTGGGGTCCTCAAAAACCACCGGCTCCACCATCAATGGCCGCTCATACCGCGTTAACGCCAGGCGAAAATCATCCAGCAACTCATCGCGGGTCATTTCCCAATCCCCGCTTTCCTTGACGCCGCCGGTCAGCAATATCCGCCGCTCCCAAAGCTGAACCTTGGTCCATGCGTTTGTCTCGCCAGCCTGATCATTGGCTACCCGCTCGTCCAGGGCGGCCAACATCAACATCGGCAGGTTGTCGGCCAAGGTGACATCGATTTCCGGCCGCCCCGAGTTCACGGTCACGTTTTTCCGGTAACCGTTGGCCACCGTGATCGTTTTCAAGTGCGCCTTGAGCGCCTGGAAGACCACCGCCGAATGGGGGGTGCTCATGAGGGCGTACCCCACAGCAGGCGAACCACCCCATCATCACCGCCGGCCACCAATCCCATCACCTCATAATTAACGCCGCGCGTCGTCACCCGGTCGCCTTTCTTCGCTCTCCCGACTTCAATCAGTGGCAACTCCAGCCGGGCACGGTAAACCACCGCCTGGCTGTTCTCTCCGATAAACGGGGCGTCATGAATCACGAAACACCGGGTATCGACGGGATCGCCGCCAGCCGGGGTATAAACGGCCGGATCGCCCACCAGTTCGGTGCAGGACGCCAGCCAGTCGCGGCCTTTGTTGTCCGGGTTGCGAACGTGGTTGACGTGGAAAAGCTGCAAGCCGTCCACCAGATACCAGCCGGCCAACAAATCGGGATACCGCATACGGCACTGAATCGCCGCCGGCGAACGCAGCCCCCCGGAGACCGGCACGCTACCGGTGGCCGCCACGGAAAACCCGCCCCACACCGTCGTCACGGTGACGGCGCCCGGCGGATCGCCAGACAGTTTCCTGATGACGACACGGCGATTGAGTTGCCCGGCCCTCATGGCAGCCCCAGGCCCAGCAAGTGGATTCGATAGGGCGAGAGCAGCGCATCCACGAACGGCATCCGCGTGACCTGTATGCCAGCCGCCACGGCCTCTCGCTGCTCGTACCATTGCCCGATTTGCAACAGCATCCACTGCTGGATCGCGACCGGAACCACGGCATAGCCAGCGGTGTAAATCACCTGCACCGCGCCGGACCACGCGGAATTTGGAATCAGCATGGCGTCATCGCCCAGGTATTCGGTATAAGCCGTCGTGGGCGCGTCGGCATCGGTCACGCTGACGATGGCCAGCACTGGCCAGCGTGGGAGGATCAGCGGATTGGACGGGGCATCATCGTAGAGCGTCCAGTGCTGACTGATGAGCGCCCGACCGGTATAGGCTTCAGCCTGCTCACGCGCGGCCACCACCAGCGACTCGATCAGGGCGTCATCGGCGGCGTGCTCGACCCGCAGATGACGCTTGACCGTATCGATGTCCAGCGGCTCGCTAGCCGGCTCGACGCTTCGATAGTGGCGGCGCATGGACGGCCTTATCGGTCGGCTGGATGGGGAGAGGCGGCATGGCTTCCGCCGACCCCGCCAAGATCAGCTTTTGAGCGTGCTGCGGCAGAAACGTGGCCACTTCGCCCACGTTGTACGGGCGATGCGACCGGACAAAGCGGACGCGCATCATCACGCAGTCGCCAACCCACCGAAGACCGCCACGCCGCAGATACTGGCAGTGTCGGTTCCGGTCGCCGATAGATCGGGAGTGACCTGGATGCGTACGTAACGCCGCGCTCTGGACAGATCATAACCCAGCGTGCCCACGCCTACCTCGGTGCCGCCGGCGGCACTGGTCAGCGTCAAGATCGTTGCCGGGTCGGTAATGTCGGCCCAGTTCGACCCGTCGGCGGAATCCTGGAGATTGGCGGTGATGGTCAGGCTCTTGGTGGCCGCCAGCGTCGCCTTGGCGTCCACGACAAACAGCACGCTGTTGGGCCGCGCCGATAGCGCGGCGGTGTCCAGCGTAACGCCGTTGACTTCCGTGGCATCGCCGGAGCCGCCCGCCGTGGCGGCGGTGACGGCCAGCGCGTGAGCGGCCAGCGTGACTGCCTTCAGATCTTTCATACCCATGCTGCTCATGTCTTAGGCTCCCCAGGTGACGCCGGTCAGGACCGCCACGGCTTCCGCGTGGCGAACGGCGAGGTCGTTGGCCAGAATGACGCGCACCACGGTCTGATCCTTCGAGAACGCGGCAACCACGGCGGTCCCGTCGTGATAAGCGGCCTCGCTGGAGACATCGACGATGGCATTCAGAGCGTCACCGATGATCACGTCCGCGAAGTCAGCAAGGTAGACCTCGGACTCGGTACCGCCCCCCAGGTTGACCGGGATGGCGGTCGTGGTCTTGTACGGCAAGCCGCGCAAGGTCTTGTTGAGCATCATTTCCGGGAACGCATAGGCGCCGGTGCTCGAATCGCGCAAGCTGCTCAGGTAGGTGGCGATGCGGGGCGGCAGAATCCAGCCGGGCTGCGTCATGCGGACGTTGGCGTTCAGCAGGTAGGTTTCCAGCTTCGCCAGATCCAGGGTGATGTTAGCGATATTGACGGTGGCGTTCATCGCCGTAGTGTTCGCCGCCCAGTAGCGCAAGCCCTTGGGGGCGTTGCCGGTCCCGGCGTTGCGAATAAAGGCCGCGTCCTCGGCGGTGGCAATGCCGGACACCAGGTCATCACGGACCAAGGTATCGGCCTGCGGGCTGGAATAACGGATCAGGTCGTTGCTGATCGGGCACAGTGCGACAAGCTTGCGCGCGGTCAACTGTACCTGCCCAAACGTCGGCTCGGTGGGCGTGGCATTGGTGTTTTCGCCGATATAGCTGGCGCTGGTGCCGCTGGCGATCTTCGGGATTTGCAGGTTGCCGCCGGGCATCCCCAAGGTACGGGCGCCCATGGCCCGGACCACCGACGCGGGGCGAAGGAACTCGATGATGTCGTTGCTGTACTGATCCGGGACGATGAACCCACCAGCCCCCGCGCTGCCGGCGGCGAGCGCCTTGGCCAGTACCGGATCGTGGAAATCATTCTCGGCAATGTCGGCCGGGTGGCGGTGGCTGCCTTTCGACGCCGCCACGCAGCGCACCAGCCGGCTGAAAGCCGCGCCCTTGGCCTCCGGCTCGCGCGGGGTGGCGCCGAAGCTCGGGTTGAAATCGACGGGCGGACGGTCGCTGGGGTGCTGGACATAGGGCACGGCGGCGGCGGCCTTCATGCGCTGCACTTCCTCGACCCGCTTGATTTGCCGGTCGATTTGCTCGACTTGGCTCTTTAGGGCCTGAAAGTCGGCCTCCTCGGCGTCGTTGAAGTCGCGGGCGTTACCCTCTTCGTCAACGGCGGCGGCCAGCAAAATCTCCAGTGCATCGGTTGCCTCGGCTCGCTTGGCACGCAATTCGGCAATCACATCAACGGCCATGAATGACTCCTTCTCTTAAAAACCGATTGGCCGCAATGCGGCGAGGTTGCGGCTGACTCGCTTTTTGCGGACTCCGCGAATCGGGAATGGGGGCTGAGGCGGCCGGCACGGTCGGCACCGGTGGCGCCATGGATCGGCCATCCACCAGCGCCATGGGGTGCATGGGGACTGGCACAATGGAGAACTCCAGCAATTCGGCGGATGCGATGTCCCATCCCCACGGCCGGGCCACCTCGTCTTCCGCCCATTTCCATTCGAGCGGAACAAATCCCACGCTGGCGGCGGACAGGAACCCGGCCTGAATGTATCGAAAGACCCGGTCCGCGAACGGCGATAATTCAAGGCTCGCGAATTCGGCGGTGGCTCGTAATTCGCCGCCATTGATCGTGACCGAAATAGCCCGCGCGACGGGCAGGCTGGCGTAGTCATGCGCGAAGGGCACCACGGGATTGCGCCGGAAGTTATCCAGCTTCCACCCCGCAGCTACAATAATGTCGCCTTCGCGGTCGGGCTGTTCGCTGCTGATGATGAAATCGACCGTGCGCTTTTCAGCGTCGATAGCCTTGATTTCTGGAATCACCGCCATGCGACAACCCGTTCCGGCCGGGACGCCGCCGGATTTCAGGAGTGACTTGTAGGTGGGGACAGGAACGAAGGCGTCTATTTTCATAGACGCGGTATATCAACGACTCCTGTCAAAAAACTAGGCAGGTTCTTTGACAAGCATGGAAAACCCGCCGGGGTGGCGGGTGATGGAGGGCGCGTCTTTTATCTACGCGGCCTGTTTGTAGCGGGCCACCTCGTTCTCAATCTTGATCAGATCGATTTGAATCGTGAAGGCTTTGTGGTAAGTGCGCAGGGTCAGCTGGATTGAACTGCCGACCCCCAGCTTTTGCCGCGCCAGAATGATTCCATCACGATGCGCCCGGCCGCGATTCCTTCGTCCACGCCCCATTCGGTGGCGATGCGCTTCAAGCTATTTGCCTCAGCTTGAGTCAGTTCCAGGGCGATTTCGTTGCGCTGGCTGTACGGCTCCCGGTTGGAATCCGCGCCTATTCATGCTGCCGCCCGGTCCATCCGGTCGCCATCATGAATTTCTTCGGTTCGCGTTTCGCCGAGGGGGTTATGACGAATCACAACCGGTCTAAGACCCTCTCCACGCGCAATCCCCGGCTCCCCGCCGGTTGCAAAGCTTCGGATATTTTTCGCCGCGTTCGCATCGCGGTCGTGCTGCGTTCCGCATTCAGGACACGTCCAGTCCCGAACAGACAGCGGCATCTTGGCTTGGTACGAACCGCAGGCCGAACAGGTCTTGCTACTCGGGAACCAGCGGTCGACCACGACCACGGTTCGCCCGTTCCACGCCGCTTTGTATTCGACTTGCCGGCGAAACTCGCCCATGCCGACATCGCTGATCGCACCGGCCAGGCAGTGGTTTTTGACCATGCCCTTCACGTTCAGGTCTTCGAGGGCAATCACGTCGGCGCTCTTGACGATGGCCGTGGTGGTCTTGTGCAGGAAGTCGGCGCGCATCGCCGCGATATGGGCGTGAATTTTCGCCACCTTCGTCCGCTGCTTACGCCGGCGGCTGCTGCCCTTGGTCATTCGCGCCAACCGCCGTTGCTGGCGCTTCAGGTGCTTCATTTGGCGCTTGAGGTGGCGCGGGTTGCCCGACTTGACGGCTTGTTCGCCGTCCCAACTCACCACCACGTCCTTGATCCCCAAGTCCAGGCCGACCGTTTTTCCGGTCAGCGGCAACGGCTGGATTTCCACCTCGCAGGCGAAGCTCACGAAATACCGTCCGCAGGGGTCTTTACTGACCGTCGCCATTTTTGGGATGCCAGCGGGGACTTGCGACCAGCGCACCTCGACCGCGCCGAGCTTGGGCAGTTTCAGAAGTTCGCCCGCTCGATAGGTGCGGTCGATTTGGCGCTGGTCGAGCGTGTAACGTATCGACTGCTTGCCGTGGCGCGACTTGAAGCGGGGGTAGCCGGGTTTCTGGCCGGCCTTGACGCGGCGGAAAAAGTGTTGAAACGCTTTGTCCTGGTCGATCAAGGTTTGCGTCAAGCAGGCGGCCACGCTATCGGCCAGCCAGGGAAATTCACCGCGCTTCCATTCCGTGACCAGCCGGTTCAGCGAAACATAGTTATGGCAGGTCTTATCCGCCTCGTAGGCTTTCTGGCGCAAATCCAGACACCGATTCCAGACGAACCGGTTATTGCCGAACTCAACCGCCAGTTGCTTGCGCTGAGCGGCATCGGGATAAATTCTGAACTTGTAGGCTTTTTGCACTGTGACCATGCCGCGAATTGTACTAAAATATTTAGGACAATACAACAGTGGCGCGACCATGAGCAACAAGCCGGAAACGATCACCATACGGGTTTCAACCGAGTTCAAGACTCTGGCGATGCTGCGCGCCAAGGCCCAAAACCGCAGCTTGACCTCCTACTTGGAATGGCTGGTGATGCAAGACGCGGCGAAACCCGAACCGAAGAACCGGCGCGGATAGCACATTCATTACCGCCGGACGGGCTGCTCCGGGAGCCGTGCCCATCGCCCGGATGGCTGGGGCACGGCAAGGCCCTACGCAATCCCTTCTTCGACCGGCGGGGTCGCTCGTCCTCCATGACTCGCTTCAGCGCTTCCAATTCGTCGATTCCAGGATTCCAAGCCGTTGTAAATCGGGAAGTCTCATAAACAATACACACCATAATGGGGTTTATTCGGTGATATGCCAATCCGGGGCGTGCTCGGCTGGCAGGGGCGTCTGTCTTTACTTGGTGAGATGCTTCACCGCCCACATGACCGCCTCTTCGGTTTTCGTTTTCGCAATGGATAGCTCACGCGATTGCCCAATTGCGTCAATCAGATTGTGCAAATCAAGACCGACATCCTTGATTTTTTGCATGGACGCTTTCTCCTGATCGCTTAAAACTCGATACTCATGGCGCATCACGTTGTTAGCGACTCGATCATCTCCGGTACTGCTCACAAATTCATTCATGATATTCTCCACTGGCGTTCCGATTGAAAGGTACTATTATAGATACCGCTAGGCGTTATTCTGGATTTTCATCAAATTTTTTGCGTTTAGATGTCCGGCGCCTTGTTCGCAGAACCTATTGATTCGACTTTGTTTTCTGCCTGTTCTGTTCTCAAAATGTCCGGCAGAATGTCCGCTAGACCCGCTTCTTGTGATACGCCACCGCCTGCCGGGTAATCCCGTGCATGGCGGCTATCTTGCACGTTGGTATACCGCTGGCCAGCGCTGATTTAATGGCGCGAGCCCGTTCGGGTCTCTCGGAGTGGATATAGGGGCGCTCACCGCTGAACTCGCGGCGCACCGAAGACACGGCCGCGTCCAGAATATCCGCCTGGACGATGCCGGATAGAAAATGCCGGATGCGATCAAGCGGGTCGTTGTGGTCCATGGTCTCGCTCACGGTCGGCGGGGTGGCGGCCTGGGTTGTCGGCGGGCTGACTGGGTTGGTGGGTTGGCGTGTTCGCGTTGGCGGCCGCTTGAGTGGGGATCGGCATTCCGGCCTGATCGAGCGGCGCCATGTTGGTCGGGATATACCGGACATCGCCACCAGGCACCGGATTACGCCCTTCCATACTTCTGACTTCGTTCGGCGTGAGCGCGCCCGCGTAGAACATCTCTTTCACCAGCGCCGTTCGAGCCGCGCTATCGGCGCGCTCCAAGCGAGTGACATCATGCTGGATAAAGTAATCCTCGCGCTCGGCGTCGCTCAGCAGTCCATCCTCAAGCGAGGCTTCCCACCGCTCCAGCCACGGGACCAGCGAGTCGGTGAGATATTCCATGCTCATGGACTCGATATTCGCCCAGGTGGCCCGGCCCAGATCCATGAGCTTGTGCGGTGGGACGCGAAAGATGCGGGCAATCTCGATGATCGAGAATCCGCGGCTGGCGATGTACTGTGCATCCTCGTTCGAGAGCGCGAGCGCCTCGAACTTCATGCCTTCCTCAAGGACCGCCACCTTGCCGGCGTTGCCGATACCGCTGTACGCAGTGTTCCACGACTCGCGAAGCCGCCCGGCCCCCTCCGGCGTGAGTTTACCTGGGTGGGTCAGCGTCCCGGATGGCCTCGCGCCTTGCGCGAAGAGCTTGGCGCCGTAGCGCTCGGTGGCGATGGCTAGGCCGATGGTTTCTCGCGCGTAGGCGATGACGCTGACCCCGATGACCCCATCCAACGATAAGCCGGGCGTCATGACTACCTTGGACTGGTCCAGGATCGCCGGCTCATTGCGCAGAAACCATGCCTCCGGCGTGTTCGGGGATCGATAGGTCTGGAAATAGAGATCGCCGTCGTTGATCAAGACTTGCGTGCTATCGGGATGGAGGGGCACCAGCGCCTGTACCCGGCCGCGCACATCGGTGGCTTTGTAGATGTAGGAATTCCCACGGAGCAGCAAGTGCGCTTGCCCTTGCTCGCGAAACGAAAATCTGGACTGGTAGGGATTCGGGCGCTTTGCCAGCAGCGGATAAAGCCAGTGATTGCGTGCCGGCTCGCTGCCGCCGCCGGGGAGGCGCTTGTAGACCAGCAAGGGCAGCTTGGCCACGTCTTGACACAAGATGCTGACCGCCGCCAGCACCGCCGCGCAAGTCAGCGCGGTTTTCGGAGTGACGGCAACGCCAGCGGTTACTGGTTCACCGCCCATGGCGCTCAAGAGCCACGAATCCGGATTGGAGACGTTGGACGTGGCGGTTTTCGTCAAAGCGTCCGTCATGGAGGCGTATTGGATCATATGATGAGCAACCCGTCAGTTTCGTATCGAGATGGCGGCTCCGGTTCGTCCGGAACCATGGCTCGGCCCACGGCCATAATCAACGCCACTGGGTTATCGATCTTGTTCTCCGCGCTTTCCTTACGCGGGTAAATGCGCTCCTTGGCGTCCAGGTGCGCCACCACATTGCTCATCTGCCAGGCCATGACCGGGCAACCGTTATGCACCAGGGTCCGGGTCTTCACCCATGCCTGGAGCTGTTTCATGGGCTCGTTGAGATTCTGCAAGGTCTGACTCACTTCCACCATCGGCAGATTCTTGGCGAGCAATTCGGTGGCCAATTGCGTGGCTTGGAATGGATCGTAAGCAATGGCCTCCACGCGCAGTAACCGGCAAACCCGCTCAATATCCTCGCGGATGCGCGAGTAGTCGGTGATGTTTCCCGGCGTCAGGGTCACCAGCCCGTCGAGGTGCCACGCATAATAGTGGGCATGGCTAGACGACGCCCCCAACATGACCGGGTCTTCCGGCAGATAATAAAACCCGAACCGAACCTTGCGCTCTCCATCCTCGATGAGAATTTCCAGGCCGCACAGGTCAATCTTGCTCGCCAGGTCCAGCCCTAGCCAAGCGCGCCGCCCGGCAAACTGATCGAGCATCAGCGCGAGGTCGGCGCAGGCATCCCACTCGCGGGCATCCATCCATTGCGTGCCCGCGTTGACCCAGATGTTCATGCGCTTGGTCAGGAAATTGACCTGCTTGACACTGTTGTGTTGCGCCTCGAAACATGCCTCTTCCAAGTTCTCCCGCGATACCGAGACGCCCAGATTCGGATTGCTCTTGAGCCATACCCTGGGATCGTCCCAGCGGTCGTCGGGGTCCAGCGTGTAGATCGCGGCGAACAGCGAGGGATCATCCACCCGACCTTCCAGCACGCGATGACAATACGCCTCCATCGCAAAACACGGCCCGGCCCGGTTATAACCGGCCGTGGTAGTGACCAGCATCAGGGGTTGCCGGCGCGATCCCATGCCGGAATACATGGCATCGTAAGCCCTGGGGGACTGATGCTCGTGGTACTCGTCCACGATGGCGCAATGCGGATTCTGTCCGTCGCCAGGGTCGCCTGGCAGGGGCTTAAACGTCGAATTCGCCTCGGCGCGACTGATGGCCATGACGCCAGGGTCCAGGCCGTAATGGACCATCAAATCCGGCGATCGCTTCACCATGGCGCGGGCGTCGGAGTACACGATCCCCGCTTGATCCTTTGTGGTGGCCAGCGCGTAGATTTCCGCGCCCGGCTCCCCGTCACCGCAGAGCATGTACAAGCCGACAGCGCTGGCGGTGGTCGATTTGGCGTTTTTCCGGCTGACGGATAAATAGGCCCGTCGAAACCGCCGGGTTTCGTCGGACCGGCGCACAAACCCGAATAGATTGACCAGAGCAAAGATTTGGTGCGGCTCCATTCGCAGCGCTTCATGACGCCGCGCCCATTCGCCTTTGACATGCGGTAACAGCTCAATGAACCGAATGGCTGACTCCGCATGATCCTTGCTGTACACGAACACGCTGTTTCGCATTCTGGCCGCCTTGAGATCGGCCAGAAATCGTTCCGCTGCCCGCTTGATCCAGCGGCAAGCAGGAATCCCGCGAGCAGCCAAAACTGACTTGGCGTAGGCGCGGGCAATGGTCAGAGAGTCGCTCATTACGGAAATTAAAAAAAGATGCCCAGTTTGTAGGTCGCGTTATTTTAAGCCGCGCGGGCCAGCCTGTAAATCTTGTGAGGCTGGACCTTGTCCGGGCGCGGGCGGCGAAAAAAGTCAACATCCAGTTGATTATCTATTGACTGTCGTATTACCACGGTGTAGTATTACTACATCGGCAACGCACATTGGAGATAAACATGAAGATCACCAAGCAACAGTTACAGAATTTTATGTCCGCTCGGCATCCAGGCATGAAATACAACAAGCTCTCTAATTCTTGGGTTGGAAATGGGCACGGAATAGGCCAAGCAGAGGCATTGTCTGAGGCCATGGCTGAAATTGAACTAGCCAAATCCGGCATCGCCAAGATGCCAGCATGGGCAACTGAGTAAAAGGACATCATAAATGGCCAATCGACAAGCCCGGTATGAAGAACGCCGCCGTAAGGCGGGGAATAAAACCGTCAGCGCCCGCCTGAGCGCCGAACAAGAGTCTGTCGTCAAGACAGCCGGCGGTGCGACGCTAGTCCTACGCGCCATTGCCGACGCCATCTTGGCTGGCGGCGAAATCCAGATTATCGCCGGCGAGGGCGAACGCGGAACTGTCATCGACTACGACGGGGCGCGGACAATCCCTGCCATTCGGCAGCGCCTCGGCCGCGAGCGCAGCGGCGGTGACCGGTGGGCGCGCGCCCAAGTTCGCTCGCATAACGGACCAGACGGCAGCCCAGTATTTGTTGACGCGGAAACCGGTGAATTAAGATAGATTTAATCTGGAGATATTATTATGAAAATAACTATTGAGATTAACAAGTTAAGTGACATACAAGAACTAAAAAAAATAATGCAATTTTTCGACTTCGACGAAGATGAATATTTATCGTTAAATAGGCCAGTATCTTCTCTTGGCTTTACTAGCGCTGTCTCGAAAACGCTTGAGAATCATAGGATAACCGTGCTCAGCGACCTGCTTGCCGTGATAGAGAGAATTGATGATCTTCAGGTTGACGATAATGGAAATATATTACTCCCAACAACAGATGAATGAGATAGGCGGCACGGGGCCGTGGGGGAAATGAAATGAAGGCGATCATCAGCAGAGCACAAGAATCCAGCGGAGAACATATTTATTTGTACGGGTTCGGTCACACCGAACGCCTCGCTCGAATCAACACAAAAACGCTGTGGAACGGCGGGCACAACGAATTCGACGAAGAAGCCCAAGGCGGCGAACTTGTCGAAATGACCGAAGACTTGCACGCGCGTCTGACTGACAACGACTTATTGAAAGCGTCGAATGCTCAATACTATCTCAAGCTCGAAAACGGCGTTTTGAGCTACGATGCTGAAAGAGCGGAATCATCGCGCATTCGTCGCGAGATGGAACAAGCCGAACTAAAAAGGTTGTCTGAAATCCATCGGCGGCGTTCCGATGCAAATGCGGAAATCGGCGAAGCGCAAGCTAATGCGGCGCGCATCGCAGCGGCTGACGGCGACATCAAGACTCTCTTCGAAATCGCTGCTCACGCGGCAAACCTGTTGCCACTCTGCGAGATTTACGAATATCTAAAAGAAAATCCGAATGATGAACTGCAAGAGGCCGCTAATGCCCGCGCGTGGGTGCTGTAATGGCAACCCCATACCTGCGGGGATGGAACCCCGCTTACGCCGCCGAGAGCATTAAACGGCATGAACTCAACCGGTGGTCAAAAGATCCTTCGTTGCAATGGACGGAGTTCGCAATTCAGTGCGGTGAAGTGGCCGCGCTCGCACAAAAAATCGGGCACGAAATCGGGCACGAGAAGACAGTCTCGATTGCTCAGACGGTACTCGATACGATTGAAGATCGCGAACGGTGTGGTATTCGGTCGCGCCGCAAAATCACGGACAAGCAACGTCGCGCGCTAGCTATCGTGCTGCTCGAACAGTTTGGTTCAGCGCGCGGGATCGCGGCGGCGGTGTGGGGCCTGAGTGATTCGGACATCGACAATGCCGACGCCTGATGACGCTCTTGACTTCAGCGATCTGACTGACGATCAGGTTGTTGAACTGGCCACCGCCCTGGCTCGCGAAGCCATGCGCCGTAACCCGGCGCTGGCGGCCGCGTTCGAACAATCTTTGCTCGATGAACGGGCGCGCGTCGAAGCGGCCGCTCGCGGAACCGAACGGGCCAAACGGGCGGCGGCGGCGGAACTCGAAGCGCAAGCCCAGCGCGCCGAAGCGGCTCGACAGCAAGAGCAACTGCGGCAGCGCCAGCAATTCGCGCTGGCCGAATACCTACGGCAGGCCGCCGGAATCATCAGCAAATCTCCGGCGGAAATAACCCTAGTCTGGAACCGCACGCATTTCGAACGGGGAAAGGGGCCGAAACTACAAATCAATCAAGGGGCAACCGGCACCGAAACGCGCTGGCATCTCATTGACTACGTCCCCAGCACGGACCAGCTTTACACGTCGCCTGGACTGCACAAGCTACACGCGGAGCTGCTGCCTTGGTGCAGAGAGGCCGTCGCGGCGATCCACGCCCTGGGCCTTCGAACGAGTATCGCTATCAAAGGCATCGAACTATGAGTAAGTCACTCACTAACCCGCTGCAAAACATCATCAAACGCGCATCGCTTGCCTTGCCGATGGAAACCGGCAAAGTCGCCGAACAACAATCCCGCATCGATCGGAGACGGGGGCAGATGATCATTCTTGCTGACGTATCAGCGTCAATGGAAATGCCCGCATGGGGGGGTCGGCGCAAGATCGATGTCTTGCGCGAAGCCGTTGCGGCGACAAGAGACGGAATACCGGCGCGACTGATTGCATTCAGCGATGAAGCCCGCGAAGTGAACAGCATCCCGGAACCCGATGCCAACACGAATCTGACTGCTGGATTGAAAGCGGCGCTGGCGCATGACCCCGGCGTCACCCTCGTCATCAGCGATGGTCAACCGGATCGGCCGCAAGAAGCGCTGAAACTGGCCCGACAATTTCGGGGAGTAATCGACGTGCTCTACATCGGCCCGGAAACCGACACGGCCGCAATACAATTCATGCGAGACCTCGCCGCAGCCAGCGGTGGAACCTGGTCGAAGAACGACATCACAACCGTGACTGGGGCAAAGAGTCTTGCGCGGAAAATTGCGCTCATGCTCACGCAATTACCCGGACCTTCCGCGTAAGACTCCGCTACGCCCCACGCAGCCGGTCGATTGCCGCGAATGGATTTTCGACCTCTTTGGGCTTGGTGCTCTTGACGCGCGCGCGACTTGACGGCGTCATACCGAATTCCACCAACATCGCCTTCATGGCGTCAAAGGTGATTGCCGAAATCTTGAAATACGGGGATTGCACCGGCGCCCCACTCGGGCTTTTGATGACCAGACCATATTCACGAATTTTTTCGTTAGCCTCCACCCAGCGTGCATGCAGTTCGCAATAGGCCGCCAGCGCATCGGCATCCACCGCCGTCAAAATACCGGCCTCGTGCAGCATACCCCCCACCTCGGCCCAGTGCTGTCGCGCCGCCTCGCTCAAATGACTAGGCGGATCGGGAAAGCAGGACTCCAGCTTCGGTTCATCCGCCGGCAGTGGTCGCCGGCCCGGATTGCCCTGCAAGACCTTCAGGTGAGTGGGCTTAGGCTTTCTCCCCTTCACGAATCTCATCCTCAAGCGCGCGCATCGCCAGATCACATAGCGATCGCAACGCCAATGCGCTGTTTTTGATGTTGCGGTGTTTTTTGACGGCGGTCAGGACATCGATGAACCGATCAAAATCCCGATAATCCGCCAGATAAATCGGCGTCGCCTTTTTCGCGTGGCGTTCAGCCCTAACCATGAATTCGGCGACAGCATCCGCCTCGTCACTCAAAAACGAAAAGACCACATCCAGGTAACCGAGCGTGGCACTTGGCAAGGTCTTGACGTTCAAGGCGTCCATATCGAACCGATCGTCGGTCAACCCGGAATATTCTTTCAAGTCCAGGTCCAGCATGTCGTAAAGCCGCTTCAGCGTTGCCGGATCATCCTCGCCCTCGATGGCGTTATGGGAAAGTTGCAGCGCGACAAACCGCTTTTATCGATGACTCCATCCACCACCACGCAATCGGCTTCCAGCAGCCCAGCAGCAATGGCCGCCTCCACGCGATGGTTGCCGCTGATGACATACCAGCGCTCATCACCCTCCACCTGCCCAATCAATGGCGCCGAGGTGAGCGTGCCATCTCGTCGAATGTTCTCCACCAAGCGATTGAACTGGCGACGCGGCATGAACCGGGCATTCTCATGTCCGACCGCTGCCGACAACAAGGTCAATCCGAGTAGCTCCCGCCGTTCAACGCGCGTTTTTAGCATGTTGGGTCCACCACTTTGAGTATAAAGCCTTGACGGAATCCGAGCGCACCGGCGACACGTAATTAATCAGGCCGGGCTTACGACCAGAAACCTCGAACGCACCGCGATATTTCATCGATACCGGCTTATCGGTAAAAGCGGTGGTGTAAATCCGATTGAATCGTTGCCCGTAAACCCGTTCCATCCGTCGCACCAGGTCCCGAGAGGTCGCCAACAGCGCAATCAGTTTGGACAGTCGACGCTCCCGACTGACCGAAAAATCGCTGAGTAGATATAGATCGGTAATGTCGCCATACTGAGCGCGCTGATACGCAATGCCGCCCGCCACCTGATTGCCCAGCATCACCAAGAAATGCGCGTTGCCATTGACAAAATCAATCGACCGCGACAAATAGCGCTCGCGCAAAAAATTGAAACGCTGCGTGTCGATTTCCAGCACGGAGACTGAGGTCTCGGCGGTCAAGCAGGCGGCATCAACCGGATTGAAGGCGAACGGTCGCGCCTTGACGGTTTCGGCTCGCAATGAAGCCACTCCCTGATCGCGACCGTACAACCATACAGTTCGCCCATGCCCTCGTTCAAATTTGGCAATCGGCCTGAATCCATCCAGTGGATGATCGCTGTAGGCGTAATACCGAGTTCCGTCATGTTCGAGTCGCCGCAGGAAATCCGGCAACTGATAGTTATCCCATAACGAATAATCGGGCGCGTCCCATTCGACCGATTGCATCAGCGCCTTGTAAGCCCGTTCATACCCGCCTTTATAGGTCGGTGTGAAGGCCAACACGATGCCGTCGTCTTCTGTCGCGCGTCGCGCCTGTTCTCGTAAATCACCGGCAAAAAAGTCGTTGATGCGAATGGACGCATACCGCTCCAGCTTTTGGTGCAGCGAAGCCAGCAACGATTCAGCCGAAGCTATCATCACCTGCCATTGATGGAGCCCAAAGGCATTGCTGCGCTTCAGCGCGGTTAAGTCCAAAGCCAATAACAGCGCAGCCAGGCGCCAGCGCGGATCGACGGGGGTAATGTCTTCCAATGGCGCCAGATCACCAATGAACCGAAAAGGCAACAAACTTCCAGTCAGCCAACAACCCAGCGCGCAACTGAGCAGCGAAACATCATTGCCGCTGATGAAGAGCGACGGAAATTGTTCGCGGAGCACGGATTCGACGCGGAATTGGCCGCTACAACACACATAAATCCGGTCGGCTTCAGTCAGCTCGGAAACGGTGAGTAATTGCTGGACACTTTGCTTTGGGACGCTCCCAATAAACATTGATCGGCCTATTCGAATACGGATCACTCAATGATTTATACATTTTTCAAGAGAGGTTTTCAATAAGCGCCGACTCGCACGCCAAGCCCACAAACACATAGTTAAGCCGTTGATTTTGTTATAAAAATACTTGCTTAAGCGGTGTTAACCTGTATAATAATAGTTAAGGTAATTCAATGAGTTGCCCGCCAGCAGCGGTAAGCAGGAGAGAACAAAATGCCAACCATTCGCAATCAAGCCGACTTTTTTGGCTCCGTGCTAGAAAAAGAAATCGTCCGGTTGAATCAAACATCCTTTGAGAATGAAATCATCCGGCTAAAAAGCGAGCTGAAAGCAGCCCAGAAGTTAGCCAACGATCGAGTGCAAACAATCGCCCGGCAGGAGGCCGAGATTGCGCGCCTGGTCAGCGAAGTCAATTCCATGGCTAGAGCGGCCAGAACGCGGCGTCAATCGCAATCCGCTCCATTCAGCAAGGAAATTTGGCGCCGGCTGTTGCAACTCTGCCATCCCGACAAACACGACGGCAGTGAAGCCAGCAATACGGCCACGCAATGGCTGAACGCCAACCGCCCGGCTTAAAACCAACGCCACCCCCGTCAGCAGCGGGAAATCGAAACCAGGAGAGAAGACCATGCTGCGCACCATCAACACCACACGCATTTACGGCAACCCCAACCAGCCACGCCAGCACTTCGATGAGAAAGGCTTACGTGAACTGGCCGACAGCATCGCCGCCAACGGCCTGCTCCAACCCATTACCGTTCGCGCCGACAGCGAGGGCCGTTTCATGATCGTCGCCGGTGAGCGACGCTGGCGGGCTCACGAACTGGCGGGAATCAAGACCATCAAGGCTCACGTCGTGGATATGGACGATCAATCCCTGGCCATTGCGGCCATCGTCGAGAACCTTCAGCGCGCCGACATCACCCCGCTGGAAGAAGCAAAAGCCTTCCAGCGGATGCTGGATTCCGGCCTGACGGTCGAGGAGCTATCCAGGCGACTCGGACTCAAGCAGTCCTGGCGGATCACCGAACGGACCGCGCTCTTAAAGATCCGCGCCGAGTATCAGGTCTTGCTGACCAAGAACATCATCACTCCCAGCCAAGCGTTCGAGATGAGCCGGTTGAGCCCGGCCGGCCAAGACCGGCTGTTGACACTCATCAAGGAAGGCCGGTGCGACACCTACAACCGGCTACGCGCCACCGCGACCGCCATCCTGGAATCCGAACAGCAGACCGCGATGTTCGAGGAACAAAAGCCGATCACCGAGGAAGAGCGGCGGCGCATGGGGCACCTGAAGAACACCGTGGCCAAGGTCACCGACCTGCTCGGCAAGTGCATCCAGAACAACGAGGCGGTCATCGTCAAACGCCTGGATCCCCACAAAGCCATGGAGCTGGCGGACTTGTTGAAGGTCGCTCAGAAAGACATGGAGCGTTTGGAACGCGAGCTGCGCAAGGCCGCCGTCCAGCAAACGTTGAATTGATTCCGCCCCGGCCGGCGTCTCGAACACGCCGGCCGGGACTTCCCACAGTGCCTCAACCCACAGGAGACGGCATCATGAGCATCACGCAGCATAGCCCATTCTAGACGAGAAGTTCGGCGAGCGGTTCGAAGATCGAATGTTCGAGATCATCGTCCAGCCCTTCGAGGCCCTGGAGAAGGCCGCCGCTCAAGCCGACATTCGGGCGAATATGACCCGCATTGTCGAAAACGGCCCAGTCATTATCGAAACCTTGGAAGCGAAAGCCAGCGCCGCCAAGGCAGCCCATCAAATGAGCCTGCATGACAAATGGGCCTCGCGCGCCCGCATCGCGCGAGTCGCACTGTTCCGCATCGACCGAGCCTTGGAGGGCTAGCCATGTATTACGAAGCCCGGCAACACGCCAGTCAGCCCGTAGCCAATGCTGAAGAGGCGGCCACTCGAATCCACAACGGTCAAGTGAACGATTACGACGCCTTGACCTGGGCCGCCACGAACGGCCGTCGGTTGGCGGTGGTGGCGGATCACCATATCGACAACATGTGGAAGGAGGTAGCGGTGATCGACCTGGACCGGCAGGTTCAGATCGAAAGCATTACCTTCGGGTGGATCGAGGATCTGGCTGAAAAAATCCAGTATCTGAAAAACTGCGAAACCACCGACTACGTTTTTCGCAATTCGATCTCGCTCCCCTTGGACGGCAACGGGGAAACCCAGCCGGCGGAATTTGAGTGCGGCTGTTGCGGCGAGGGGTTCATGTCAACCATTGCCGAACAGCAACGATTTGACCAGGACGCCGGATACGGTATTTGCCTAAGTTGCAACGATCGGTACTGGAAGAAATAGATGGAGCGCCCGGTTGGAGTCTCACCAACGTCTGACCATTGGATTGGTCGCGACATGCCTTCGGACGCGGCATGAGTAAAAGGTAGGGGAGGCCCAGCAGTAGCCTCCCCCGTGAGCTGGAAGCATCAGGAGAGCAACGCTTCAGCTCAATTTTCATTATCCCACATAGGTACGACAACGCAATGAAAACCGCTTCCTTCTCCACCTACACCGGCCCCGGCCGAATCAGCATTGCCCGCTGGGCGCCTCGTAATACACCGGCCGGATTCCGCATCCATGGCGCGCTGGCGCCGACCAAAGACATGCTCAAGATGTCCCGCGAGGTCTACGAGCCGCGATACCAGGACATCCTGGCCACCCTGGACCCACAAGAGCAATGGGACATCCTGCACGAAAAGGCCGGCGGTGCTGAACCGGTCCTATTGTGCTGGGAACGCCCGCCTTTCACCGCGACAAACTGGTGCCATCGGCGCATGGCGGCCGACTGGTTCGAGCGGGAACTAGGTGTCACCGTCGAAGAGTGGAACCCCTCCCTCAAACTGTTTTAACTCTCATCCGCCACAGCAGGACGGATCATTCAGGAGAGAGCAATGAAAGAGAATCACCAGGAAATTATCGAAAAGTGCCAGGCCATCGCCTCAAAACTGCAAGGCGCTTTTGAATACGATGCAGATACATGGGGATTTGGCGGCACCTTGACCAGCATAGCCCCTTATCCCATCTTGGTGTCCATGGCCAAGACCGGCGAAAACGTCAGCATCGAGGACAATCGCCTCATCTTTTACGCCAATTTAAGAATGAACTTCTCCTATAGGAATGAACTTCTCCTATAGGAATAAGGAGTTCCAATTGTTTGCTGGGGACTGCCTTGGGCGAAGGGAGTATGAGAATATTAACAACAAAATCTCGGTGGCAGCCTCTCGCCCAGTCGAGCAAATCGCACACGAGATTCTTTCTAGGCTTATGCGCCCGCTCATCAACATCTGGTCCCAGATGGAGAATGTTCGAGATGAACGTCTGACCTACTATCAAAACATGGATATTACGGCTCAAGAGTTTGCCAATAAACTCAATGCGGTCGGGATCACCACTAGCGACCTGGATAAGGACTGGATCAGGGATCAGTATTACCGAAGCTTCTATTGTCAAGACCTCGGGCAGTCTTTTCGTGTGACGGATACCTGGGTATCCATTGATCTCCAAAATCTCAGCCTAAGTCCGAATGCGGCGACGGCCATAATCCAAATCATCCTTCAGGATAAGCAGGAGAAGGAGGCCAGAAGAAAGGCGTCCACAGCCACAGCCGCCGCTGCATAAGGCGTCCGCAAATCAGATCAGCCCGCTCCGGCGGGCTTTTTATTGCCCAGGGCTCGAACCTGCGCAAAATCGCCAATTTCGCGCCCAAAAAAATTTAAC